TCCCCAAAAACGCGCGTTTTTTAGCCTGACCGTCTGGCCGCCATGCAACGCAGCGACAACAAGCGCAGGCAGGACGCAGCCAAGGCGCGTTACGAGGACATCAAGCGCCGCACGGGCGAGCGCTCGCGCGAGGTCGCAGCCGCCGGCCGCGACATCGGATCGATACCGCCAGTCAAGGATCCGAAACGTCTCGCAGCCTGTCGCGATTCGTTCCGTTCGTTCTGCGAACAGTACGCGGCCGAGTCGTTCCCGCTCGCATGGTCCGACGATCACCTCCGCGCGATCGCCAAGATCGAAGCCGCTGTGCTGCGTGGTGAGTTGTTCGCGTTCGCCATGCCGCGCGGGTCAGGCAAGTCGACGCTGTGTGAGTGGGCGTGCGTGTGGGCGATGCTCTACGGCCGCGCCCCGTTCGTCATGCTGATCGGCTCGGATGCCGACATCGCGCAGGCGATGCTCGACAGCATCAAAAGCCACCTCGAGCACAACGACGTCCTGGCCGAGGACTTCCCTGCCGTCTGCCACCCGGTGCGTGCGATGGAGGGCATCACGCGTCGTGCCCAGGGCCAGACGTGCGAAGGTGCACCAACGCACATCGAGTGGACCGCCGACCAGATCACGCTGCCGTGGATCCCTGGCGCTCCGTCCGCAGGCGCGGCCGTGCGGGTGGCCGGCATCACCGGACGCATCCGCGGGATCAAGCACACCCGCCCCGACGGCAAGACGCTCCGCCCGTCGCTCGTGCTGATCGACGACCCGCAGACCGACGAGTCGGCCGGCAGTCCATCGCAGGTGGCGACGCGCGAGCGTGTGCTGGCCGGTGCGATCCTCGGACTCGCCGGCCCGGGTGCTGCCATCGCCGGCCTGTGCACGATCACCGTGATCCGCCCAGACGACCTCGCGGACCGCCTGCTCGACCGAATGCGTCACCCGGCGTGGCAAGGCGAGCGAACGCAGTTGGTATACGACTGGCCTGCGCGTGACGACCTGTGGGGACAGTACGCCGAGCTGCGGCGCCAAGGGCAGCGCGACGGGTCTGGGACGACGCAGGCCACGGACTTCTACCGCTTGCACCAGGCCGACATGGATGCCGGCGCCCGTGTCGCCTGGCCGGCCCGCAAACACGCCGACGAGCTGTCGGCAATACAACACGCGTGGAACCTGCGCATCGACCGCGGCGAGTCTGCTTTTTTTGCCGAGTACCAGAATCAACCGATCGCCGACGACATCGCAAGTGACAAGCTCGACAAGCGCGGCCTGGTTGCACGCGCGCTGCCGCCCGGCCGCGGCATGGTGCCGAGCGGTCACAACACGCTGACGGCGTTTGTCGACGTGCAAGAAAAACTCCTCTTCTGGCTGGTCGCATCGTGGGGCGAATCGTTCGGCGGCCGCGTCGTGGCCTACGGCACGTACCCTGACCAGGGCGTGAGTCACTTCGACGCCGCCCACGCCAAGAAGACGCTGGCACGTGCAGCCGGCGGCGCCGGCTTCGAGGGTTCGCTGCGGGCCGGCCTCGACGAGGTGGCGCGGCTGCTGCTCGGCCGCGACTGGAAACGCGAGGACGGCGCCAACGTTCGCGTCGATCGGATGCTGGTGGACGCCAACTGGGGGCAGTCCACAACCGTCGTGCGGACGTTCGCCAAGCAAAGCCCATTCGCCGCTCAGCTGCTGCCGTCACACGGCCGCGGCATCGGTGCGTCCTCGCAGCCGCTGACCGACAAGCAGAAGCATCGCGGCGACAAGGTCGGACTCAACTGGCGGATCGGGAAGCTCGGTGACACCGATCACCGATCGGTGCTCTACGACGCCAACTTTTGGAAGACGTTCTGTGCAGCACGCCTGCGACTGGCGATCGGTGACCCCGAGGCGATTACGCTGGCCGAGGGCGACCACGACCTGCTGCTCGAGCACCTGACGAGCGAGTTCCCCGTACGCACCGAGGCCCGCGGCCGCGTCGTCGACGAGTGGAAAATATCCGGGCGGGACAATCACTGGTGGGACTGCCTGGTCGGCGCTGCCGTCGCGGCCAGCATCACAGGACTACAGCCGACGGCGTCCGAGGCCGGCGGCCGTCGCCGCAAGAAAATCGAATTGCCTACAGCCGGCGGTGGCCGGCGGATCGAGCTGCGGAGGATGGGGGTATGAGCGCACCGCTGATCCTTGCCGTTGGTGTGGTGTACCTGGTCGTCGCCGTTGACCAATACCGTCAAGGGTCGCCCGGTATGGCGATCGCGTGGGCCGGCTACGCGCTCGCCAACGTCGGCCTGGCGATGAGCGTTAGGTGAACCAGTATTTCTCGCGTTCCCGATAACGCGCCGCAGCGTCCCAAGATTCGCGCCGCATCGCCGCGAAACGCAAGGCCGTGCGTGATAAGACGCTGCCGCGTCGCTGCCGCGTAACGTCCACACCCCCTGCGATGCGCTCCGCCTGACGGCATATCGTCGCAGCATGAGCGACGCTATCGAGCAGGCCATCGAGTCGACCGCCACGAATCCCAAGCGCGTCCGCACGGACGCCGGCGAGGTGGAGGCGCAGTCGATCCAAGACCAGATCGCGGCGGACAAGTACCTGGCCGCCAAGGCGGCCGCCTCGAGTTCGCGGCGCGGCCTGCGGTTCAACCAGTTGACCCCCAGCCCGTACAGCTGATGGCATTCTTGGACTTCTTCCGCGCCAAGCAAAAGCCGCGCGCCACCGCGGTGCCGGTCGCACGTGCACGCTACGAGGCGGCGCAGGCCGGCGACGACTACAAGCACTGGCAGGTGGCCGACGCGTTCAGTGCCGACGCGCAGTTGTCGCCCAGCGTTCGTCGGACGATGCGCAACCGCGCACGGTACGAGAGGAATAACAACTCGTACCTCGCCGGCATCTCCGCCACGCTCGCCAGCGACCTGATCGGCACCGGCCCGCGCCTGCAGCTCGACGTCCAGGACGAGGCGGCTCGCATCGTCGAGCGTGCGTTTTACGACTGGGGCACGGCCATCGACCTGCCCGCGAAACTGCGGACGATGCGCGAGGCGCTCGTGGTCGACGGCGAGGCATTCGCGCTGATGACCACCAACGCCCGCCTGTCCGGCGTGCAGCTCGACCTCCGCCTGATCGAGGCGGAGATGGTCGCGACGCCGACCGAGCTGATGCGGCAGACCATCACGCCCGAGGGCAACACGGTCGACGGCATCGAGTTCGACGAGGCCGGGAACGTCATCGCCTACCAGGTGCTGAACTTCCACCCGGGCAGCAACTACCGCGTCAACAACCTGCAGTTCAACCGAGTGCCGGCCGCCGCGATGATCCACTGGTTTCGTCGGCAGCGTCCCGGGCAAAACCGTGGCGTGCCCGAGGTGGCCCCGGCGCTCAAGCTCTTCGGCCAGCTGCGGCGCTACACCGAGGCGGTGATCGCCGCAGCCGAAACGGCCGCCGACTTCGCCGCGTTCATTCACTCAAACTCACCGGCCGCCGAGGTCGACGAGGTCGACGCGTTCGCCGAGTTGGAGATCCGCAAGCGTTCGCTGGTGACGCTGCCGGAAGGGTGGGACATCTCCCAGCTCAAGGCCGAGCAGCCGACCAGCACGTACAAGGACTTTAAGCGCGAAGTCATCGGCGAGATCGCCCGCTGCCTGCAACTGCCGTTCAACGTCGCGGCCCTCGACAGCAGCTCGTACAACTACGCGAGCGGCCGTATGGACCATCAGGTCTACGGCATGAATCAGCGTGTCGACCGCGACCAACTAGAGCGGACGTGCCTGGACCGCGTGCTGTCCGCCTGGGTGAACGAGGCCAGCCTGGCCGGCGTTATTCCTGACGGCCTGCCGCCGTTCTCCGAGTGGAACTGGGCGTGGGTGTGGGACGGCAAGGACCACGTCGACCCCAGCAAGGAAGCCAGCGCGACGCAGACGCGGCTCCTGACGCATACGACCACGCTGGCCGCCGAGTATGCGCGGCAGGGCAAGCGGTGGGATGTCGAGCTGCGGCAGCGTGCCGCCGAGCTGCAACTGATGGCCGAGTTGGGGCTGCCCATGGATTCATCCGCGCCACAGCAGCCTCAGGTCGTGGAGTTGCCGCAGTGACCGACTACGACGACGAAGACGAAACCCTGGTGGAGTTCCTGTGATGTCAAAACTCTCGATCGCGAGCGATGTGGAGTTTCTGCTGCAGGCCGCCGACGGTGAACCCGCCGCCGGCCCGCGGCGGTTCCGCATCGTTGCGTACACCGGCGCCCCCATCCGCCAAGGTTGGTCCCGCGAGCCGGTGATCATCGACCTGGCCGGCATGACGCTGCCGCCGACCGTGCCGATCGTCATGGGTCACGACTACGCGCTGGGGTCGATCCTCGGCCAGGGCGTGCCGAGCGTGCAGGGCGGGCAGCTCGTGGTCGAGGGCGAGATCCTCGCGGACAGCGAGACCGCCCGCCAGGTGCTGGCGCTGGCCGAGCGAGGCTACCAGTGGCAGGCGAGCGTCGGCGCCGATGTCGGCCGCCACCTGAAGTTTGGCGAAGACCAAGCCACCACCGTCAACGGGCAGACCGTCACCGGCCCTGTCCGCGTCGTCAGGGCCTCCACGCTGCGGGAGACCTCATTCGTCACCCTTGGGGCCGATCGCAGCACGGCCATCAGCATCGCCGCAGACGCGGCGGAGGAGATCCCTATGGCGGATACCGCCACCAAGCCCACGGACGAGGTCGTCGAGGCCGCGGCC